TACGTCTTACCGAGTGCTTCTATAAACGGTGCGGGTAACTGTCGTGTAGTAGTTTCAGCCATTATCTAATCCTTTTTTCTAACATTTTCATTGTGTCGTACATTTTTTGTGCACCTTTTTGTACACTTCCACCACCTGCAGCTCTTACGGCATCAGCTGTAAATACGAATTCGTTTTTACTTAGTCGTGCAGGCACGTCGTCAGCCCGTTCTTTTTTACCAATAGGTACAAAGCCACCGCCTCTTAAATCCATTTCTTTGCCACCTAAATTCATTATACCACCATCTGCAACATTTTGCACTAGTTGTCCGCTTGTATCAACATATGGACCAACAATACCTTGCCCTAATAATAATTCTATTAACTTTCCTTGATCTGTATTTAAAGGCTTGCCTTGATAATCTGTACCAAATGTAAAGTCAGTAACTTCTTGCTCCTCTGGTAAGTCAAAGGCACCTGTTGGTTGTAGTGATGCTCCTGCGACAGCAGATGCTTTAGCTAAATTAGTTAATAATTTTGATGCATCTATTTTTTCTTCTCCATCTACCATTTTTGTAGGTATAAATTTACCGTCACTACCAATTAAACCGTCAATACCATCTTTTTTTCCAAATAAAAATTCAGTAAATCCTGATGCACCTGTTTTACCTCTGCCTAAAACTTTATCCATAAAAGTTAAATTTTTTGCATCTGCAGCCTTCCCAATACCTCCGCTAAAGCCTTTCAAACCCGGTGATTGACTAGCTAAAAATGCCGCTGATGCGATTTCTCCAAAACCGGCATCAGGATCAGCTAATGCACCAATACCTGCGTATAGAGGGTTTCCTGTAGCTAACGCTAATACGGTTCCTAAATATTTTTCACTATCACCTGGTAGTATTTTAGCTACCGTTTTTCTTAGTTTTTTAAGCATAATCTCCTATTGCAATATATGTGATTGAAGCAAGGAGGCTGGCCTTGAGTATAAGCCTAATTAATCGTATAAATATAGTCAAATTTCTAGTAATGTGCAATGAGAAATATGAACTTTGATATAGAGAAAGTGCCTATGGTCCGTGTTACGTGGTTAGATGCACGTGATACAGAAACAGGTTGGCTTCCTATAAAGGATATTTTAAATGCTCCATTAGCCGTGTGTCAAGAAGTAGGATACATGGTAGTAAAAAACAAAGAAAAGATTGTAATTATGCGCTCTTGGTGTACAGATAAGGATGACAATCATGGTGGCGGTTGTATTGCAATACCACGTGGTTGGGTAACGAAAGTAGAATTTTTAGAGGTTAGTTATGCAGAAAGAAACGACGATAGCCAATCTATTTGGTAAATCAATTTATAAATGTACTATAAACAATTACGACGAATACAATAAACCACTTATAAAAGACATTGAATCATTTGTTAAAGAAAAACCTGGTAGCGTTGCAGCTACAACAGATGTTACAGGTAATGTTAATTACACTAAATTAAATGATGCAGTTGATAATCTACATAAGAAAAAACTGTATGCTCCATTATTCACAGCATTAAATAGAAATATAAATTTTTTTCTACATAGCTATGGTTATAATCTGGACAAATTTGACGTACATTTAACAAAGGCTTGGGCAACCTTTACAGCGAAAGATCAATATATATCTAGTCATAAACATACAGCAAGTCATTACAGTTGTGTTTATTATGTAAGAAACAACGACATGGGTAACATTAAATTTGAAGAAGAGTTAGCTGCTCAAACTGGTTTATACATACCTCCTACAGATCATTACATTCGTGAGTGGAACAATTTTAATTTTGCTAGTTTTACGATACCTGTTGCCACAGGTGATTTTGTAATTTTCCCAAGTTGTTTATTACATTACACAGAGATTAACAAAAAAGATCAGCCAAGAATAAGCATTAGCGCAGACATTTTGTTGACTATGAAAAAAGGTATCAGTACAGAACATTGCATACCACATCCTAGTCAGTGGGCGTCGATTTGATTGTCAAGAAAACAATTTTAAAAAATACTGTTGCGAAGACTAAAAATATGCTTACATTAGGTTCTCACCAAAACTAACAATCACAGGAGAAAATATGGAAAACGAAGAAATAAACAAAGCCATTGCCTACCTTGCAGATAAGGTGAGCAAATATCACGAAAGACTATTAGCAGCCGAAAGAGATTTAGAAAGGCATCTAAAAGATAAAGATAAACATCGCTGTGAAAATTGTGAGTGTGAGAACCGTTAAAGTTCTCCGCCAGATCCAAATACATCAGGCATTTTAACGACACGAATGGTTACATCCTTGGCTTTAGTTGAAGCCCAAGGATTACCACAGTCGTTACAGTTACCAGTAGCTTGCTCTTCAGAATCAACTTCAGCTTTACAATTACTACAATAAATTTTTTCCCATACCTCTGGTTTTAGTATTGGCACTTTGTTGCCATCAACTATTTCGTGTCCTACGACTACAGCGTCTTGTACTTTTTTACCTATTTCTGACATTATTTAATCTCCATTATACTAATTAATATTGTTACACCAGTTCCTAAAATTTTTATAGCATCAGCTTCTTCTAACACAAAAGGCACACCATCAGATAAAACTTCTTTTTCTGATCCATCTGCTAAACTTTCTTTAAACAAAGGTATTTCAAGGTCTGAATTACTGTTATCAAAAGCAGATACCGTAGTCGTAACAGCGCCACCAGTTTGATTAGATAGACGTATACCTCTTATTATAGCTGTTGTTGGCTGCACAGGAGGCACTGATGCTAAATTAGCTGTAGGCACCGTATAAACAGCTGCAGCGCTACCTGTCCCTGTAGCAGATCTACTTATAAAATTATCAGCCAAGGAAAAAAGTCCTTCTTGTTGCTTCTTCTTTTAAATCTTCTTGAAAACCAAAGTTTAATTGTTGTGTTATTTGTTCAAGAATACGAATAAGTGTATCAAACTGTAAAGCTTCATACTCTTCTGTTGCTGTTGGTAATACTGTTGTACTTATTTTAGCCATTATCTACCTCCATCTGGTTTAATATCTAATCGTAACGTACCATAACGCCAATCAGAATCTAACGTATCACTAGTTATTTTTACATTAGTTTGTCTACCTCTGCCACGTAAATCAAAAAATTTAGTAGAAGTCGTTACATCTCTACTAATAGTTGAACCTGTGTCAGAGGGATATGTTTTAAAACCCATAGTTAAATTAGCTGTGCCTACTTGATTTTTAAAGTCTGGTATACCTCTGCTTACCGATAAAATTTGTTGTCCGTCTTGTATGTCAAAATCACCCGACGTAATAAATGCTGTCATTGCAGACTGATCATCATTAACACCTTCTTCATGCTCAAAAAATGTAGATGCACCAGCAGTCAAACCCTTAACAGTAGGTGTCGTTGCAGTAGCTGAAGGATCATATTTAGTTGCATACGGTCTTTGATATACGCCGTAATCAGTCCAAGTCGTTCTTGCTAAAGAAGATGTGTACCAGGTTCTTTCTAAATAATTATATGTTACAGATCTGTCTATTTGATTAGATGTATTAGAAGCATAGAACCAAGTTACTTCGTTAAACTCTGAGTTAACACCAGCAAATGTTTCTGGTTGTTGTGTAATAGAAAAATCTTCAAAAACAAAATCTTGTACGCTACATGGTATTTTTTTAACTGCACCATCATAAAGATAGAAAGCATTTTGTGACATCCAATAGGCAATACCATTTACATCAACAGCTGAATGCACACCTACAGCTCCACAGTTTGCACCTATTTGTACGAGTGAGAAAGTAAAAGGTGCGCCGACAAATTGTAATGCGTTTAGTGATGTATCAGTCCACACAAGAACAGCGTTACGTGATCTTACTGCTGCCACAATCTTTGATCCATCTTGTATTCTAAACGAACCAGCGGTGTTTGTAGCTGTTGGAGCAAAGTCATTAGTTGTTTCTTGTGAAGCAAATCGTAAAAACAAATCATCTTGTGATGTTGAACTTCCAATTGTTGTCTCCGTGCCAAACAAAAATACATGTCTGTCAGGCATAGATACTAAATTAAATCTTGAGCTTGACGGAGTATTTGAAATAACCGTAGCTCTTGTTGCTGTGCCGCTAGAGGTGTCCCAAAGAAATGTTTGTCCTTTATGTACTGTAGCAATTAAATCTTCACCAAAGTTGTCAAATGACCAGTTTCTAGCATCAATAGTAACACTTGAAGTTTTTCTTGGTTCGTTCCAACCAGGATCACTTACACCTGTGTAATCAGGAGAGTTCCAAGTATGAGTCCCCCAACCATAACCATATTGTGATTGATCAATTCCTATATTTATTTGGTAATTCATGTTACCAGTGCCGCCTCCTCCAGATGTCGAACCAGAAGCTGCACTTGTGTGCGTAACTGTATAATTATTTGCATCTGTTATTGATGTAATTTCAAACTCTGCGTTCATATCTAATCCGTCAATTGCAGAAAAAGAATCAAAGGTAACAAAATCACCTTGTATTGCATTGTGCCCTGTGTCTGCTACAGAAACAACTGTTGTACCATTTGTAGTGAAAGGATTGCTTGCACTAGAAGTTGTTTTTCTTATTGGTGTTACATCATATGCTGTTCCTTCAGAATATACATAAAATTTTCTATCTGTTCCGAGAGCCGTGTACCTTACACCATTAAGATCTGTCCATACATGCGTGCCTCTTACAACACCAATAAGTGTGTCTGAAATAAGTTTAAGCCAACCACCTACCTTCTGCGGTAAGCCATAATGAAATCTTACATTGTCAGAATCAACCCAACGTCCCTCTGCACCATACTCTGTATCTTGTTTATCTATACCAGGTGCTATGTTTAATTTTGCTAAAGGCATTATATCCTCAAAAATCTATATTGTATTTCACCAGCACCACCATTTGATCCACCAGTTTGAGGTTGTGCACCTCCACCGCCACCACCTGATCCTCTATTTCCAGCCGTGCCAGATCCACCAGCTGGTGCACCTGAACCACCAGCAAAATCAGAAGAACCTGGATTACCATAAGAAGCTCCTCCATTACCACCAGCAATTTGACAGTTATCACCACCACAGTTTCCAGGATTGACACCTGCTGTGCCATTACCTGATTGATTAAACGTTCCAACAGGTCCACTAGTAAAAGAAGTTATATCCAAACCATCAACACTTGTGCCAGATGTCAAAACTGTACCTGCTATTGAAGCAGTCCCGCCAGTTGAAGCAACGTTATTACGAAGAGGTCCTTGAACTCCACCGCTGTTACCATTACCACCAATACCACCTTGTAAAGTTATATTTATACCGCTTGAGGAGCTAGTTATTGTTGTGTCGCCACCATTACCTGCCGTTACATTATAACCACCGCCTACTCCAGATCCTGCACCTCCAACATTAATAGTTAATGTTTCGCCACTTGTAACCGTAAATACTTTATCAGATATGAATGCTCCAGAAGCGCCACCTGCACCAGCAGATTCACCGCCAGCTTTGTCATATTCTGCTCCACCTACACCACCAGATCCACCTCCAGTAGCAAATTGTATGTGAAAAGCATTTGCATTTGTTGGAACAGTGACAGATCCCGTGGTTTGTGAAAATGCAGTAGTATTAAATAGAGTAAATATTTCTCTCCATACACCACCATCTTTTACATAGGCGTTGGTAATTGTTTTATTTGTAAATGACGTTCCGTCGTGTACGTAAACTTGATTTACTTCTCTAAAAGTACCGCCATCTTTAACATTTATTGTCATGAATCATTATGTAGAATATTTGTACCAAATATCACCGTTTGATCCACCACTAGGATCAGATGTGCTTACAGTTCTAGTACCATTTGCATTTGTACCTGCAGTTGCAGATATAAAAGCTTGTACATCTGAACCAATGGCAACACCTAAATTTGTTCTAGCTGTGCTTGCAGTGCCCACGTCATTCAAATTGTTTGATGCTTGTAAAACTCCAGAGACATTTGCTCCAGAAAATTTATATCTAATAGATGCATATGTAGCCATATTATTTCTCCAATAGTTTCCATCCGTACGTTGATCCCGAATAGACCAACGCAAAAGCTGCCCCTTCAGTTGCAACAGTTAAGTCTGATGTAGCGCCGTCTATTTTTTCACTATTACGACCTACGGTTAAATTGTTTGTATCAAAATGATTTGCTAAATCAACAAATCTTACCTCATCTCCTACATTGGGAGATGCTGGCAAAGTAATTGTGAAAGCTCCACCAGTTGTATTTGCAAATATTTTATCACCTGCAAAAGCTGTATAGGTTCCTGTTTTTGTTAACCAATCACTTCCTTGTGTTTGTATTTCAAACCAGTTTGTCCCATCAGTTGACAGAAATACATTTCTATCTGGGTTTATAACAAAAGTGTTACCTGAAGATCCTAATCTTGCAGTAATCTTATTAGATGAACTAGCGTTCCTTAAAAAATATAGTTTTTCTACAGCAGGGAACTGTATAATAAAATCTGATGAATGACCTGTAAATATTATTGCAGCTTGTCTGGCTTCATTATTTGCCTGTGTCTGTGGTCCGTCATTCGTGGTTAATGTGTAAGGACTTGATTCAGCTCCTAAATTTTTAGTGTATACACCAGCTATAGACTGTTCAATGGACTGAGAAAAGTTATTATTTGTTGTATTACCCCATGCATTTGACTGCTCTCCAGAGCCAATCAATTCTATTTTAAGTCTTGTCGAATACGTACTCATTATGCTGCGTCTTTCCAATCCATTGTAGCACTATCATCTACATTTGTCCAACTTGATGTTACGCTATCATCTACTTCTTGCCACCCATAAACGGCTGGTGTTCCAAGCGTTGTAGACATTGACAATCCAGTAGGTGTAGCAACTGCATTATTAAATACTGATATAGTTCCTAAATTAGCTATCGCAAATTGTCCAGCAGGTAATGCTGTAGAAGCTAATTTAATGGATACAGATCCTAATGCAACGCTTCCTGATTGACCTGTATAATCTGTGTTGGTAACTGTGTTAGCTTGACCACCCATGCCAGAGTGATAGTGACAATAGTAGTATAAGGTAGGTGCACTTGCAGCTACAGTAATTGTGAGAGATCTTGTTGTTGCAGTAGCATAACCAGACACATAACTTGACTGAGATACATTTGATCCATTTATTTGATAAGTTACTCCCGTATTATATGCTGACCCACCACCATGTGTACCATTGCTAGTCTCTGATAGCAAAATTGGATGTGACGCCATTGTAGAGTCATTTCCATTAAAGATATATGTTTTTCCTTCTTTAAGAGTTAGAAGTTGTTGTTGTACGCCATTTATTTCGTATTTATTACCAGCACTTGTGCTTATAACTTTTACTGTAAGTGTTTCTGTTGTTACAGGAGGGTTAGGCTCTACAAGTGCATTACCGATTGTAGATGTTCCACCAAGTGACATGGACATTGATTGACCAACGACTAATGGTTTGCCTTGTATGGTTACAGATCCAAGACCTGTAGTCATTGCTTGACCAGTTACTGTTTCAACAATTCTATCTACCTGTACCTCTGGTATACCAAGAGCTGATGTTAAACCAAATCCTGTTACAGCAGGACCAAGACCAACTGATCCGATAGCCGTGGTTAATCCTTGACCAGCAGGTTCTATTTTATGACCTGCACTTATACCTACACCGCCAACAGCGGTCGTCATTGACTGACCTGTTACATTTACTGCACCTTGAACGGCAGGTGAACCAAGAGCTACTGTTAATCCAAATCCAGTGATTGTAGGTTTTAGACCAATAGTTGTAGATCCAAGCGCTGTGCTTGCTCCTAAACCAGATACTGCGACTAATGCACTTTGTCCACTAAGCGTCGAAAATGGTGATTCTGAAAAACCTGAAATACCAAATGCCATACTGGTATTTTAACTATAAAAAGTGATTTAGTCTACTGTGGTTTTTTATAATAGGCAGGTAATCCAAGCATGGGTCTGCCATCAAAAGCGTTGTTTTCTTGAAACTGCCCAGCTTTATTATTGTAGTGTAGAAACACTTGCCCGCAATCCTGACCCTCAAATGATTCACGCCAATGTTCTAAATCACATCCACTATAAACTAACATATCTCCTGGCTTTAAAATTACTTTTCTACCCTTTTGACCAAAGCCTTCTGTTGGATCTAAATAAATGGGCCACTCGTCTCCACCGAGATTTAAGGTACATGATATTTCGCATGATGGTCTGTCTTTGTGTCTGTGTAATATATCCCCATATTTGTAGATACGTGCGTAAGTATAAGTTGGTATAAGATTCATATTTGTTACTTCCATCATTTTAGGTCTAACTCTAATCATTAATGTTTCCATAACAAGATCTGCATAATGAGAATAAGTATCTGGTATTTGATCGTCTTTCCAAGTTCCCCAAGTTTCGTCAAAAGGAGAAATATATCTTGTATCTTGCAAATGTTTTGCAACCTGTCGCTTGTTTAAAAAATAAGCATAACAAAAACTCGCTAATTCTTTACTTATTGCTTTTTTTACGACCTCATATTTATTTTTCTCAAAACTCATTTTTCCTCCTTTTTACTAATAAACTGATTTGAAATTGCTTGTATGTTAAAATGTATAAAACGAAAAGACTGGTTAGGGCCACCAACAGAATATTGATGAGTTAGATAAGCTGGTATAAGAATTAATGTGCCTGGTGTTGGTTTCCAATGTGCTGATTGTGAAGCATACGTTACTTGCGTTTTATCTTTTTCTGGTAAAGCTGATAAAAGAGCTGCAGGTCGTGGATCGTGTATAACAGGTATAGGACCATCTTCATCACGTTTTAAATATAAAAAACCTGAAACATGATTATTAGCATGCACATGTGAATTGTGATGACCGCCGCCATCTTTAGGAAACTCTTGCACCCAACACTCTGTAAACACGCAAGTATGATTGCTTAAATCAAAACCCATGGCATCTAAAAACTCCCATGATCGTTGACCTATATGATCTATATAAATTTTTAAATTTGGATCGCTAGCTATTTCAAAAGAATGTGCAACCTCACCAAAATCCGATCCTTTTTGTTTAACTCTCTCTTTATACTTTTCTGATTTTTTTATTGCATCTAAATGCTTTTCACATTTTTTATTAATATCATCTACCCAGTGTGATAGATTTTCTATATAAACTGGTGTTTTAAAATATTCATAAAACTGCATCATACGTAAGGATTTCCTTGATGCCAATTAACTAGAGAATATCTAGTGCCTGCAGTGACAGGTTTTACCCTATGCCAAACAAATGAAGGAAATATTGTTACCGATCCTTTTTGTTTCGCAGCTTTTATAACGTGAATTTCATGGTCCTTTGAATTTTCCATACGAATCTCAAAATCTCCGCCTTCGTATTCGCTACCATCAACTAGTGCGACAGTCATAGATAACTTTCTAATTTTTCCGTTTTCGTTAATTCTTGCCCCTGCATCTGTATGCCAATCATAATGTTGTTTTTTACTGCCATTATATTTTGTAAATTGACAAGCTTCAGACCAATTCCAATGATAATTCCAACCAGCGTCTGCATTAGCTATGTGAACTAAAGGATGTAGTTCACGATATATCCAAACAGGATCCATCCATACAACATTTGAATTACGTTTTTTTTCTAATTCTTTTTGTTGATTTGGAGTCATGTTGTTTACATCATAACCAAATGTAACACCTGTTTCTTCTTTTAATGCTTTACCATACGCAACAATGTCATCACATATTCTTTCTGGTATTGCACTTGGAAAACACCAATAATAATTATTTAATTCCATCTTTCTTACTTTATCTTATACTAATTTAAAAAGAAAAGTAAAATTAATTTTGATATTTATAACGAATAACTACTCTGCCAGAACCACCTGTTTTGCCAGGACCCGCAGGAGCTGATCCAGGAGGACCTCCAGCACCACTGTTATCACCACCATTGCTACCAACAGCTACACCGCCAGTGCCAGCACTGCCATCACCACCTGATCCAATTCCAGCGCCACCGCCAGAATAATTTACATTAGATCCTGAAATAGATGTACCCACACCGTTACCACCGTTACCTCCAGTGCCAGGTGAAGTTGTTGAACCGCCTCTTGCAGCAGCACCACCGCCACCTCCACCAGCATTATCTGGAGGACCAGAATTGCTTGGGTGAGTACCACCAGCACCGCCCTTACTACCTTGTGGGGGACTTACAG